TAGTTCCTTGATATCGCCGGGCAGAATAACCGTTTCTGGATAGTTCTCAGCATAGGTCTTCTGTGCCTCTTCAACAAACTCGTTGATGACAAGAACCTTACCACCAGCTAGACGATAGCCTGTGGATGAACCACCACCGCCGGCGAAGGTCGATATGACTTTAAACTTCTCTTGTGCAGATGCATCATATACATCTTGTAATTTATACGGGGAGTATACCATTGCTCCAATCTCTACAAACGTCCATCACTCTTTTGCGATTTCTAAAATTTATCTTCTTATTATTTAGCAGTGTTTCAAATACCTTATCTACCCCAGAGGCCAATTGTAAATTTAGATGTGGTTTAATCTTTCCAAATTTATTGAGTTCTGGAAAGGCCTCCCTGATGTGTTGTTTTTGCTGTGGTTTATTTAATTCATCCCATGTAAACTGATAGAAATAATCCTTTACTTTCTTATCCAAGAAAGGATTAATCATTACCTTATCATAGCTTTCTGCTAATGTCAAGTGCCATTTTAATCCAGCAGTTTTTTCTGGTAAAAAATAATCGTCCCTAAACTGGTCAAACTTTTCTTTAGGATGTTTGTAGTGCATTACTGCCTTTTTACTCACTCCATGATAACCGTCAGCACCCCAGCCTGTTAACACATATTTTTCTTTTATCTTTGGATACACATAAAGGAAAGGCCATACACATTCGTAGTGCGTCTTTTTCTTACACTCAAGAGCTCTTAATCGAAACCAATCATTTTCTAAATCATTTGTGGGAACTGAAACCCCTGTGAAGCTCCAACCCATAATCTCTGATACTTCTTTAGCCTTATGATAATCATAAGTCTCATGTGTGTCAAGATGAAAAGAATATGCGTTTACAATTTTACCAACATCATGTGCAGCGATAGCGCATGAGAGTGAATCAACACCGCCGGACAATAAGACGGCAATCTCATCATCCGGCGTATTGTTTCTAATATGATCTATTAGAAGACTATTGATCATTCATTATGCAACAATTTTTAGTGCATTAGAAATGGATGAACCGTCATTAATATAATGATCAATGGTTGATAGCTCATGGTTATCATAGAGAGTAGGTTGACCATTCTTCTTGAGATTAGGAATTACACCCAAAAAACCAAATGGTAAGTCAGCAGGAGCCCTCAAGGAAAACATTTCAGTTGCACCAGTGATAGCATTATTTACCAAACTATAAGTCTGCTCGTGATAGGTTTTAAGGTTTTCAATAAAGGTTTCCACATCCTCAGAACATTTTGCTGGAGAATATGAATTTGTGTACAGAATAGTTGCCTGTGGTGTTCCACAATTGGGCAGAATATGGTCTGTCCAATATCTTGAAGCAGCTGTGCCGGAACCTGCCTTGTACAATAGTACCTCTTTACTTTTGATGCCAGACATACCATCAACCCAAAGTTTCCAATCATCACGTTCCTTGATAACAACGAGTTCCTTATCCCTTGAAGTACGTTCAAGTATTGAATTGGTAATCTTTGTCCAAATACCGCCTTCTTTAGTGAAGCGCTCTTCAATCTTTGACTTTATGAGCCATTTCATAATGGCACCATGATCCCTTGCAATTTCTTTAGATTCAACAACTTTAATACCACCAACAATAAAATCTTCCATAACGGAACGCCTTGCTCGAGGGTGATTATTTAAGATGGTGGCAGCTGCAACGGCATCTGATACTGGTGTTTCACTGTCAAAATTAAATAGGGCAACAGGAATCCAATCTTGTTTCACTGCCAGTGCTGCCAAAACTCTTCCTCGGCCATCTACCCAATCGCCATCTGTTTTCTTAACAGGAGGAAAGAAATGCTTCTTCCAACCATTTACTTTATAGTCATAAGCAAGTTCCTCAACACCACCATCAGTGTTCATATCGGCCTTGATTCCCTCATTATCCAATTGCGGATCATCTGGTTTTAAATCACCAATGTACTCCCAGGCAAATTTTATAAATGTTGCATTGTTAAACTGTGTGCGTTCTTTACTATCCTCTGGAAAGAACGCACCATACCAGTTAATATCAAGGCTTTCTCCCATAAAGTTTTTCGTAGTCATAGTCACTTTTTTCTCCTTAGCGGCCCGCGGCCTAGTTGAGTGCAATTCCTAAAAGGTTTTTGGCCGAAGGCCTGACCCAAAAGTTCATGCGTTTATACTCATCAATGAGTATTCATGCATAATATACGGCTTTCGTACAAAAGGCAAGTACCTTTTTTAAAAGAAATCTTCTAGCGTTCCTTGCGTTCCATAGCTGTCGTCAATCTTCCATAGTATCTTCTCAGTTATAGTCCTTAGCGGTTCTACAAATGATTTAGTATATTGTTCATCATAATCTATTCGATCAAGAATATCAAGTTCTTTTGGGAAAGAAGTTAAAAATGAAAATGCACTTGAAGTATAGATGTTAGGTTGTTTCATGTGCAGAAAACGAATCTTATCCCCTTCCTGTATAAGAGGATACTTATTTGACATCTTGTGTTTCTTCACCAGATGATTATAAAGTATGGCTCCCTTACAATGAATGGGAGCGCCCTTTGCAAACATACCATTGGACGATGAAAACTTTTTAAGTCCATTTACCGAGCGAGGATATGCAATATCTTCTGGAGGCAAGTTCATAAATTCATCACGAAACTCTTGAATAAAACTATTCAATTCTTTCTCATCACCCGTCATAATGATGTTCAGTGCATCCTTAATCTTTTGTCTGCATACAGCTGGAGTTGATGACTTGACTGCTTCGATACCCATGATCTTGAGTTGAGGTGTCTTATAACGAACACCTTCAATATCCCATGCGTTCAAAATATATCTTTTCTTTGCAGTCCAGATTGCTTTGTCAGCAATCACCTCTCTTGACATTTTCATCTTTTGTTCATAGGCATTCATAGTCTTAGCAAGAGCCGTATAACTTTTGAGAATAAAAGGTTCCAGCTTCTCACTTGCAACCTTGTCCAAGAAATCGGTAATTTTCTCAGGTGTTCCTCCACCCTTAAACACCCTATCAACCAATTTGTCAAAAGTAATGTAAACTGAGTCGGTATCAGATGCAATAACATAGTCCTCGTTTTTTGTCTCCAAGAGTTTATTGAGGTAGATGTTAAGAGACTTTTCAATCCATCGAATAGATAGCTGACCAGAAGTTGTAATTGCAGTAGCGACCATAAGATCGAAATAGCGAAACCAACTATTCCCAATAGCACCATATGCCGAATTGAGAGATATCTTCTTTGCCATTTGGATGTTGTTGTATCTAGAAATATCTTTGAGGAGCTGGGGGTCTTTAGTGTCCTCATACTGTTGCTTAGCCTCGAGCATAAGTCTTTTGTATTTTGTACGATCATTGTACATAGTCTCCATTATTTCTGGCAAAAATCCTCGTTTGTCTTTTCGGAAGAATGCACCATTGGGAGTCATGCAATAATCAGTGGTATTTCTAATCTTACCATCAAGTATCTTATCAACCAGTCCTTCTTTTATTTCACTAGGCACAAGTGTCTCTGGTGAAATATTATATTGCATAATCAAATGTGGATATAGAGAATTCAAATCAAAACTCATAACCCATTTGTGCATACCAACTTGAGGGTCTTTTACATAAGCACCTTCGAATTTTTCTACCTTTTCCTTTTTTGAATTACGTTTTGGTGGAATGACAATATTCTTTTCACGCAAATGGTTATATATCAGAATATCCCAATAACGAACTGAACCAAGGACATCTGTATAGTTGACTTTGGCATCGTAAGCCATAGTTAAACATAATTGGATAAGTCCCATCTTGTCTTCTAATTTATCGACAATCTCAACGTCTTGAATATTGTATTCAATAAAAGACTGATAATCTTTAGTGTACCATTCACGAAAAGTATCAAAAGGATTTCCTGCTTTACGTTCACCCAATTCAACAAATGCAATATGATCTAACCGATATGACTCCTGAGCAGAATATGTGAACTTGCGATATAGATCAAAATAATCTAGTGCAGCAACACCTTGTATATCATATATCTGATGATCACGGCCCATCCGATAAAATACTCTATCCTTTACTCCACCCCACGGCGACAGACGTTTTAGTTCTTCTTCTCCAAACAACTTCTTGATACGGTTGCAAACATATGGAATATCAAAGAATTCAGTGTTCCAGCCAGTCACAATGTCAGGACAATACTTTTCCCAAAACACAAGAAACTCTTTTAGTAGATGTACTTCACTCTCACAATTTACATATGTTACATCTTCACGATCTGTTTTAAAATCACCAATGCCCCAAACAACAATGCGTTTGCTCTGGTGATTTTTGATGGTGATAGATAGAAGTTCTTCTTCAGCAAGTTCTGGTGAAGGAAAGCCGTTTTCACATTGAACCTCAATATCAATTGTGACTATGAGAAGTTTCTCTAAATCCCATTCAACCCTGCCCTTGTAATTGTCAGCAATGTAAGCGTAAGGATATTGAGTATTTCCACAGATAAGTTCTGGTTGAGATTTATGATTTTCAACCCAGTCCTTAGCTTCTTTCATGGTGGGGAATGTCAAATCAGTGACATAACCACCATCAAGATTTTTGTATGGAGTTTTCTTCTCTACTGGAGCATAAAGTGTGGGGGAATATCGTACTCTAAAATTTTCACGTTTATTATTAATAACAGCGCGAACAAGAAGATTGTTGCCCCACTGAAGAACATTTGTGTAGAAATTCATGTAATAACTATATCACCTTTAGAGCTATTTGTCAAGGACAAATTTGGTGGTTACGATATATTTTCTTTGAGGATTAACCATGACATTAAGCATCCTCATAGTTTTTCTATTTAACAAAACATCGGTATTGAAATTATCTCTGTTATCTAAACCAAAAGTAATCTTACCATAAGACGATCCAGCAAATTCAAAATCCAAATCTATCAAATATCTTTTATCTTCACCGCCGCCGGTTATGGAAACATAGTCACCAACCAGCTTA